CGAAAGATGCTATTCACGCTATTTCGGTAAAAAGAAGTTTTAAGGCATGGAAGTTCCTTACTCATGCACTTAAATTGAAGCACCCCGAATTGGGTAAGAAACCGGAGCCAGCACCTGCTCCGAAACCTGCACCAGAGCCTAAAAAAGATCCACTAGAAGCTCTGAGCAAGGCTGCTCCGGCAGAAGAAAAGAGTGAAGACTAATGGAAAAGATTTTTAATCTTACCTCCACTTTCAAAGCTCTCGATGAGGATGATGGAGGAGTTCACATCTGTGGTATGGCGAGTACGAGTGATTTTGATCGTGCTGGAGATACAATTGACGCAGAGGCGTGGACTAAGGGTGGTCTGAACAACTTTGAAAAGAATCCTATTATTCTTTTCAATCATGACTATAACAAGCCGATCGGACGCGCAACAGGACTTAAAGTCACTGAAAACGGTCTTGAATTAAAGGCGAAAATTTCTAAATCCGCGCCTGACCATGTGGCGCAACTTGTAAAAGAAGGCATTCTTGGAGCTTTTTCTGTTGGTTTCCGAGTCAAGGATGCTGATTATCTAACGGAAACTGACGGATTAAAGATTAAGGATGCTGAGTTGTTTGAGGTGTCGGTTGTTTCCGTACCCTGTAATCAAGCAGCAACTTTTTCTCTGGCGAAGTCATTTGACTCTATGGAAGAGTATAATGAGTTCAAGAAAACTTTCACCAATCGTGTAGATCTAGCCGGTCAGTCTCTGGCTAAGGATGAAAATTCATCGGTAGCTAGTGAAACACCGGACGAAGCGGAAAAATCCGCGAAAGAGGAGATCATTATGTCGGAAGTACAAACTCCCGAAGTCGACTTGGAAGCTTTTGCGAAGAAAGTAGCAGAGGAGACTGCTGCTAAGATCGCTATGAAGCAAGCTGAGTCAAAGGCTGCCGAAGAAAAGGCAGCTCAAGAAGCAGAAGAGAAGGCGGCCGCTGAAGCTGCTGAGAAAGCTGCTCAAGAAGAAGAAGTCAAGGCTGCTGTAAGCGTTGGTGTTGAGTCAGGTGCTGAGCGCCTGATGGCTGACATCGAAGCTAAGCTGTCTGAGAAGGATGCTAAGATCGACGAAGTAATTCTGTCGTATCAGAAGCAACTGGAAGAGAAGAGCGAAGAAATCACCAAGATGCGTGAGTCTAAGCGTGTATTCTCTGATCGTTCAGAAGGCGACACCATTTCTAAGTGGGGCAAAGAGTTCATGCACGCTCACCTGCTGGGTGTAATGACTGGTAAGGGCATGGAAGGCACTTCTTATGGTCGCGGTATCATTGAGAAAGCTGGTGTAACTTATTCATCTTCTGCTCCTAACATCGCTACTGAAGTATCTAGCCAAATTGAGAAGGAAATCATGCGTGAACTGCGACTGGCTCGTGCGTTCCGTGAGATCCAGATCAATTCTCAAGCTCAAGTACTGCCCATCCAACAGGATACAGGTCTGGCTACGTTCCAGACTGGTGCAGCTACTTCAGGTAATTTGCAGACTCGAGGCGGCGCTGCTCCTCAGCCTGCTCAGGTAGTTCTGAAGGCTTACCGATTGATTTCAACCACGTTGATGGATAACCACGTTGACGAGGAAATCCTGATCAATCTGATGCCTATGCTCGTAGAATCAGTTGCACGTTCACACGCTCGCGCTGTAGACGATGCTCTGCTGAACCACGTAGCTACTGGCGGCTCTGATGACTTTGATGGTCTGATTAAGCTTGCTGGCACGAATACGTTTGATACTTCTGTATCTGCTGCTGCTCTGGCTTCTACTGCGGTAGACGCAGCCGACTTCCTCTCAGCCCGTAAGCTGATGGGTAAGTATGGCATGATGCCTGATGAGCTGGTATATGTTGTATCTCAGAAGCGTTACTACGATCTGATCGCTGATGCCGGTTTTGCCGATATCACTGATGTAGGTTCTGACGTTGCTACCAAGCTGACCGGTCAAGTAGGTGCGATTTATGGTACGCCCGTAATCGTATCTGACAACTTCCCTGCGGAAGCTGAAGATGCTTGTGTTGGTCTCGCAGTCAACGTTCGTAACTTTGCAATCCCACGTCTGCGTGGTGTAAATGTTGAGCAAGATTACGAAGTAATGAACCAGCGTAACGTTATTGTTGCTACTCAGTCTCTGGGCTTTAACCAGCTCGTAGCTGATACTGCAGCTGACGTATCTGTAGTTCGACTCGACGTAGTAGCTTAATTGCTGCATAAACTGGGGAGGTTCGCCTCCCCAAGTTTTTATTAATTGACTCTATATGGCAAATTTGATAACAGTAGAAGAATACAAAGAGTCTGAAGGCATTGAAAAGCCCAAGGATGATTTGCGCTTAAATTATCTGATTCCTTCTGTGAGTCAATTAGTAAAAACTTATTGTGGAAATAGTTTTGTAGATTACTACTCTACAAATAAAATAGATACAATTAATATTGACTGGGACACTCATATTGTTCAACTAACTGAAAGTCCTGTAAATACGATTGTATCTGTAGAAGAAAGAGATACTTACGAAGATTCTTATAATATTTTAACTACTGCTGCGCATGAATACTATCTTGATTCTGTTACAGATAGTGTTATTCGCACAACAGGTGGAAGTAGTTATAAGAATTGGAGACGTGGCCCAGGAGCAGTTCGTATAACTTATACTGCAGGATACGCAAGTATTCCTGTTGATCTTCGTTTAGCAGTTACAGATCTTGTTACTTACTATTTAAAAGATGAGCACAAAGAGCGAAGAACTATTGCGGGTGCCAGTATACAGAACCAAGCAAGCACTAGTCAGAGAAATAATGTAGCTTTTCCTGACCATATTAAAAGAGTGCTAGATTTGTATAAAAACTTTTAATGAGTAGCCCTAAACTAGCGCAGTTTTTAACTAAATTAGATTCTGAGCTTAAAAAAAGTTCGGACGATTATAGAAGAGTTGTAGCAAATAAAAGAACCCATGTATTTACATATAGAGGTTCGAAAGTTAAGCAGACAATTCGTGACTTATTAAATCGATCTTCGGGAGGCACGGCAGAAGGGCGGCAGGCGTTAAAAAACATAGAGCCTAAGTTAGCAAAACTAATAACTACTTTAACAACGGATGTTAGAAAAGCTTTTGGAAAAAGACACAACCCCTCAAAAGGAATCACTGTAAAAAATATTAGGGGCGGAGTAGTAGCAGTAGTAGAACAAGTAGACGGAGGTTCTAAAAATAACTTTGATAGAGTTTATCAAATGTACAAAAAGCCTCTTGATAAATTTTATAATGATTTTATAAAAATGCTCGGGGAGCCCTTAACTCGTCCTAGTAGCAGTAAGCCAGGAGAAACACGGGACTTAAAAAATGCAGGACAAGTTTTTAACTTAGAGCATGAAGGTGGAAGCAGTAACATTGAAGAATTCTTAAATAATGGAGTACACGAAGCTTTGATGGAAGCATATGGAGATTCTACAATTACTCCAGAAATTAAAAAAGAGTTAGAATCCCAAGGGCTGGGAATGATTTTAGAAATTTATAAAAACTCAAAAGACGGAAAAATTGACGTAGTGTTAGGTAGTCAGATTCTTAACGCTATACAGGGTGGCGGAAAGGAAAAAGCCCTCGCGAAAAAATTAGAAGAAGCAGTAGCAAAGTTAAATATTGCAGAAATACAAGGATCAGATAGTTTAGCGGAAGGGCAGCGCAAAAAAACGCTAAAAGTTTTAATAGACCCTTTTAAAGACAAGAAAACTTTAAAAACTACTAGCGAATCTACAAAAATCAAAGAAGGGCCGCCTGGCAGAAAGAAAATAGCTAGTAAAAATGTAATGGATAAAAGTACGGGCAGCCCTATAAAGAAAAGGCGAATAGCCTCTAGAAAAGCCCCACAACAGAATATGGGAAGTATGTTTGCAATAATGGCAATGCTAAATCAAAAATTGCCGCAAACAGTAGAAAAGAATATGAGAGCGCCCGGCCTCGAGAGCAGAACGGGAAGATTTGCTAGTAGTGTTAGGGTAGTAGATGTATTAACTACTAACAAAGGGTTTCCAAGTGTGGGATATACTTACGATAAAAGCCCTTATCAAGTTTTTGAAATGGGAAGTGGTAGAGCCCCCTGGGCAACGCCTGAAAGAGACCCTCGAAGGGTTATTGATGCGTCAATAAGAGAATTAGCAACACAAATGGCAATAGGAAGATTCTATACTAGGAGAGTTTAGTGGCGGTAGTTACAAAAAACAGAGAATTTTCTAGCCGACGTGCCGCTATAACGCAAGGACTTGCAAATAAACTAGAACTTATAGATGGTACCGGTTATTTTCAAACTTCTGTAGCAGAAGTAAGTCCAAGACTGAAATTTTGGGATGAGGTAGAAGAGTTTCCCGCTATTCATCTCAATGCAGGTTCAGAGCGACGAGAGTATCAAGGCGGAGGTTATAAAGACCGTTTTTTGAATATAACTGTTCGTTGTTATGTGAATCAAGAAGATGCAGTAGAAGCATTAGATGAGCTTCTGGAAGATGTAGAAACTGTATTAGAAGATAATAGTAGATTTGAATACTATGATAGACGAGGGGACTTAAAATTTACCCACCAAATCACAATCATCAGCATAGATACTGATGAAGGTGTATTAGATCCTTTAGGAGTAGGAGAAATACTTATAGAGGTTCGATACTAGAAACGAGCGACACGAATCAAAGGATTCACGTTCGCCTCTTTTCAAAGTTCATAGGAGATAAACTATGGCACAACAATTATTCTTTAGTAGAGACTCAAAACTCTATGTAGAGTTTGATAGTAAGTTGTGGGAAGTTCCAGTTCTTGACGGGTTCAGTTTCTCACAGTCTACTAATACGTCTGATATTACTCTCGCAGAAATGCAGGGTGCAGACGGTATCAGCCGTCGTGGTCGACGACTGTTTACAGACTCTCTGGCTCCGGCTGAGTGGTCTTTTAGCACATATGTACGTCCGTTCTACACGAGTACTGAGCATCACGCTGTAGAAGAAGTTCTATGGGCTGTAATGGCCGGTGCTGATAAGTATGGAACTATTGGCTCTCAAGGTGCTTTGGCTACTCTTGATTTCAGCTCTGCGGATAGTGCAGGCGATCGAACCCCCGGCACCTACATTATTGATAGTGATAACTCACTTGTAACAGGTACTCATGGAGGTACTGCAGGTACTTTCCAAATTATTGTTAATGCTGCAGGCAATGCAAGCGATGTACAAATAGTAAGTGGTGGTACAGGATATACTGCTGCCCAAACTTTTATTGTTCCAGCCTCTTTGATTGGTGATGGTACTGGGTCTGTTACAATTGACATTGATGCAATTGATGATGATGCAACAACTGGTTTTTATCGTAATTCTCAGGCGGATTCAAACTCAGACTTTGGCAGTGCCGTAGCTATGCCTACCGATGCGGGACAAACTATTAACTTTGGTCAGTCAAACCGTGCGGTACTTGCAACCTGTAACCTTTATTTTGTAATGGAAACTAGCACTACCAACCCAATGGTATACAAGCTGGAAAATGCTCAAATTAACGAAGCTTCTATTGACTTCGATGTTGATGGTATTGCTACAATTAACTGGTCAGGTTTTGCAAAGAATATTGTAGATAAGCAGTCCGCAGGCGTGGTAACTGTACAATCTGGTACAACTATTACAGGCGCTACTGCAGGGGATATTTTCCTTGATAGCAGTGCTGACTTGAAGATGGGTATTGCTACCGGGGCTACTACAGCTAATTTTGCAATCGATGCGGGTGTTGATCAAACTTCAGCATTTATTCGAAATCGTTTGACTCAGTGTATCGTAAGTACTACTGATACTACTGCCTTCCCTTCAGGCGACTATAGCCTAACTCTTACCGGAGGTAACGTAACAGTATCTAATAACATTACTTATCTGGTACCGGAAGAACTTGGTAATGTAAACATTCCAATCGAAGGTGTAACGGGTGGTCGAACTGTAACAGGTAACTTTAACTGCTACTTGACGCTTGACACTACCGCAGATCCTGCGAATGGCACTCACAAAGGCTCTTCTGTAGAATTGTTTAACAACATGACTACTTCTGGCGAAGGTTTGGATAAAGTTGTAAACGATTTCCAAGTAACTTTCCAAATTGGTGGAGCAGTAGATGGGAATCCACGTCTTTATGTAAGTATGCCGAAAGTACACATTGATGTACCAGTACACTCAGTAGAAGATGTTATTTCTCTTGAGACTGGATTTGGTGCTTATACGAATGACTTCGACAATGCGGACGAAATCGTACTTACCTACTATGGTAATGAGGATAGTGGAGCAGTAACTAGCTACCCCTAATCTAACTTAGTCTACCAAAACCCGCTTCGGCGGGTTTTTTCTTTCCAGGTGGTAAAAATATTTCTTGACATTTTTGCTGCCTTTCGTTATAATATGTGGTATAAATCAATAACAACTTTCTTTTAAGGACAAATGTATGACGGATAAAAAACCTGTTTCTCTTGCGAGTCTTATGACTCCGAGCAAAACTGTAACAATCGACTTCCCTGGCTGCGCTGATATGTCTGTAGACCTATGCTACTTGGCACGAGAAGAACTACTAAAGCTACGCAAAAAGTGCGTAACTACAAAGTTTAGCAAGAAAACTCGACAGCCTGAAGAAGAGCTTGATGAAGAAAAGTTTTTAACCGAATATTGCAAAGCAGTTATCAAAGGGTGGAAGGGACTGAAATTTCGATACCTAGAAGAGCTTCTTTTGGTAGATATTTCTGAACAGGACCCAGATGACGAGCTTGCCTACACTCAAGAGAATGCAGAGCTTCTAATGAAGAATGCAGGAGATTTCGATACTTGGGTAACTGAAACAGTAGGTGATCTTGAAAATTTTACCAGCAGCAAGTAGCCGAAATACAAAGGCTACTTGAACGGCTAGTAAAAGAATCTTCGTCACAAATAGATGTAGATAAGTATTTACTTATTTGTGAACAATTAGGTCAAGAACCTGATCCAGAAAAAATGCCACTCGATTCTTCTGCTTTTCCGGAAGAGGTTCAAGTGGCATTTTTTGTGTTTGGACTTCTGCCAGATCGGTGGGATGGAATGTCAGGAACGTATCTAGGAAAGGAATGGTCAAGTTTAGAGCATATATTTAAAATATACGATTTAGAAGATGTAAAAACCATACTTTTCTTTGCAAAGCTTTATGAAGGTATAGTAGTAAACCATAAAGCAGAAGAAGCAGAAAATAGAAGAAAAGCAGAGCAGCGTAAAACTAAGGCTGCAGGGGGTGGAAAGACATATACCCATAATGTTCGTGGCTAATGGCAAAAAATGAAATCAATTTAACTATTAAGGTTACTGAAAAAGGTAACCTTAAAATTATTGGTCAAAAAGCTGAACAAGCTGCTGCGGGGCTGGACAAAGCTGGAAAGTCTGCTAGAACTGCTGATCGAAATCTTAAAGGAGCTGCTCAGGCTTCTGCAAACTCTACCAAAAACTTTTCTAAAATGGCACAGGGTATCTCCGGTGGCATTGTACCGGCGTATGCTACTCTTGCTGCTCAGGTTTTTGCCGTAAGTGCCGCATTTAACTTTTTGAAAGATGCTGGTAGTTTAAAACTTCTTCAGGAAGGACAAACTGCATACGCTGCAGCCACAGGTACTTCTCTTCGTTCTTTAACAAAGGATATTCAGGCCGCAACAGATGCTCAGTTAGGCTTCCGAGACGCTGCGCAGGCGGCAGCAATCGGAACCGCAGCAGGCCTTGATCCTACTCAAATTACTCAGATTTCAAAAGCTGCAAAAGACGCATCGACTGTTCTTGGCAGAGATCTTACAGACTCATTTAATCGTCTTGTTCGTGGTATTACAAAAGCGGAGCCCGAACTTCTTGACGAATTAGGTATTATTCTTCGACTAGAAGAAGCAACTCAAGAGTATAAAGATGCACTTGGAATTACCGGAGAGTTAAATTCTTTTCAGAGAAGCCAAGCTGTAGCAAATAAAGTTCTTGGAGAAGCAGAAGAAAAGTATGGAAAATTGCTTGAAGCTACAGGAGGGGGCGCAAATGAGTTTGCTAAACTTTCTACAGCATTTGAAGAAATTGTAAATAAATTACGAGACTTTGCAGTAAAGTTTTTAACTCCAATTGCAACAACTTTACAAAAATTTCCTGAATTAATATTTTTAGCATTTGCCCCTTTTGGCGCACAAATATTGACTGCGGCTCTTCCGAGTTTGAGTAAGCTTGGGGAAGGTCTATCTGACTTAGCAGATAGGGCAGAAAAAAGCTCAGCAAAAGCAAAAAAGTCATTACAAGAAAGCTTAGGAAAAGATGAAGTTGTAAAAAATTCAGCATTTTTACAAGCAACTCTAAAAAAAGAAGTAGCAGAAAATGCAAAAACTCGCTTAAAGGATGTTCAAGCACATAAAAGAAGTTTATTGCAAAAACTAAAAGATGGTAAGCAGTTAAGTGATGCTCAAATTGCTCAAGTTCGTTTAAATCTTCAAAATCAAGTTAGAGGGTACAAAATTGCAAATAAGCAAATTAGAGGAGAAGTATATAGAACTCTAAATGAAATGGAGCGAGCAAATAAACTTACCACTAAAAAGATAGAGGGAGCTTTTGCTGTAATGTCAGTAAAAGTAAGAGCTTCTATCTCCGCCATTGGAGTTACTTCAAAGAGAGTATTTGCCGGTATGGTTACATTTGCAAGCAGAGCTGCTGCAGGAATTTCTCTTGCTCTTGGCGCATTATCTTGGGTTAGCTTAATTATTAGTTTAGGAGCTCTTGCAGTTTCTTTTTTCCGATCAGGGGACGAAGCGGAAAAAGCTGCACCTAAGTATGATTATATGAAAAGTAAACTTGAAGATTTAAAATCCGAAACAGAAGAGTTTATAAAAGTGCAAAATATAATGAACTCTGAGTTTGAAAATGGAAATAAAGCAATAGAAGCGTTCGGGAAAAGACTTGCAAATGTATCTAATTTTAAATTAGCAAAAGATTTAGGAGCAGGTTCCGGGGATGGATTAGTTAATCAGTATATAAAAGAGATGGCAGCAAGTACTGAACGCGACCTTAATAAATTAAAGAAACTAGAAGATGAGTTAAACAGATCCAGAAAAGTAACTAGCGGGTCGGGCACAGCCGCAGCTTCTAGAAAGGCTAGAAGAGAAGGAGTTGCAGTAGACCCTGATTCGGGAAGAGTTGTAAGGGAAGTAGCTGTAATTGAAAAAGAACTAAATCAAATACGAGAAAGATCTACACAAACATTAGGAGATTATTTAGACGCAAATAAAAATAATTTAAATGTTGTAGAAACAAGTATCGGAGTATTGCTAGAAGATAGAAAAGCTTTGGTAGGAATAGATAATGCAAGATTCCAAGCAAATAAAACAGTAGTTGCTTACTTAGAAACTCTCGATAAGCTAAATAATAAGCAAGACGTAGATATTGATCAATTATTGGAGCAGAGAACCGAAGTAATGGCTTTATCTGCTGCAATAACTCATTTAACTCGATTACAGAATGAAAACTCTCAAGCAATAAATAGGGCGGAACAAAGAGTATTTCCGTTATCTGAGTATGATCAGCTTCTTATTAATATGAATGAGGAACTAAGATTAACAAAAGCGAATCTAGCTACTCAAGGAGATCCGGACGCTATAGACTCCGAAAAAAAGAGAATAGCTTTCTTACAACAACGATTAGCGTTAGTACAAAGCTTGGCTAATACTGAACATGAAGTTGCTATGCAGTCTTTACTAATAACTGCAGGAGAGTTAAAGGCTTCTAGAGGTAAAACCTCTCTACTTAAGAGAGAACTTAAAATAGAAGCAGACTTACTAAAAAATGCAAACAAAAAGTATGCTCTTGAACAGAAAATTTTTCAAGCAAATATTGTGTCCAAGAATGCAGTAGCTGACATTGCTAAGCTGGGGGCAAGTACTAACGAAAAAGACCGTGAAAAAGCGCAAATACTTAGCGAAAACCAAGCAGCAAGGCTTCGCACCTTAGAAATTTCAAAAGCTGAATTAATGGTTTTAAACGAGCAAACCGAAGCTCTAAAAAGACAAAAAGACGAGCTTGCTCAAATAGGGGATGCAGCCGCCCAAGCATTAGAGAGCGGGCTTCAGAGAAATATTGCAGCTCTTATTAAAGGTGAAGAAAGTAGCTTAAAAGATGCGATTCTAAACATTGCAAAAGGAATTTTAGAGTCTATTGCAGATCAACTTGCAGCAATTATGACTGCAAAAATAATGAAAAAACTCTTAGGAATTAAGAGCCCTGCGGAAGAAATGCAAGAAGCTATGACTAAAGCAGCAAAAGCCGGAGGTCAGCAAATTCAAACAAATATGGAGTCTGCGGGCAAAACAGTTGCTACTGATATTGAAAATGCAATGAAAAGAGGTGCTTCAGGCGCAACAACTTCTGTTCCAGGACCTGGAGGTGCTCCTATTCCCGGAACGGGAGAAATGGGGTGTATGAAACTATGCCCAGAATCCTCACTCCCAGAAGGGTTGGGAGATATAGTTAAACCCCCTACAGATTCTGGACTGCCAGGAGGAGACACTACAGATCCTGCAGGAGGAGGCGCTGCAGGAGTTGAGCAAACAATTTTTGAAAAGATTGGAGGATTCTTTTCAAACATTTTTGAGAAAGTAAAAAGTGGAAGTATCTTTGACTATTTCTTTAAATCTGGGGCGGGCAAAACGACCGCTTCTGGAGAGGGGATGACGGCAGAGAGGGGTGTGAGTGGAGGAATCTTTGGAAACTTTGTAGATTCTTTAGGTCGTTTATTTAGCGGAGAAGCTCCTTTCTTAAAAGGTCTTGGCGATGTGTTTGGAGGAGCTTTAAGTGGCTTTGATCAAATGTTTGGAGATATTGTTAATGGCATAATGGGTCTTTTCGGCGGTGGTGGCGGCGGTGGTGGCTTCGCTGATATTCTTGGTATGGTTGCCGGATTCTTCTTCGCGAAAGGAGGTTATGCCCCAGGCGGCTTCCGAGCATTTGCAAAAGGAGGAGTTGTAAATAAACCAACGCTTGGAATGGTTGGAGAGGGCAGACATAATGAAGCAATTGTACCTCTTCCTGATGGAAAAGCTATACCTGTTGCAATGAATGGAGCAGGCCAACAAAATAATAACGTTACTGTAAATGTGACAGTAGACTCTAGCGGAAATACTAATCAAGATGCTTCGGGGGATCAACAAGGGATGGATTTAGGAAAAGTAATTGCAGGTGCAGTACAACAAGAGCTTCTCAATCAAAAGCGTTCGGGTGGAATTCTTAATCCATACGGAGTAGCATAATGGCAAGAATATTTAAAATAGATGTATTAAAAACTGAAGTATCTACTGAAATAGCGGCAAGATTTCCAAGTGCAGGAACAGCAACAGCACTTTTAAACGAAGTTTTTCCAAATTCTGCTGCTTCAAAAGTTTTTGCATTTGATAGAGGCTTTACAAAAAGAGTAAAACATCGACTTTTAGTTGCAAAATTTGGAGATGGGTATGAGCAAAGAGTAAGAGACGGAATAAATACCCAAGAAACTACTTTTAACTTTGCCTTTAAAAATCGTCCTTGGGAAGAGATCGAAGTTCTTAGTGCTTTCTTAGATGTAAAAGCTGGACTAAATTTTGACGCAGTAATTTCAGAGGAAACGGTAAAAGTAGTTTGCGAAAACTATGACATTAACTACGGACAAAACGATATTCATACTTTAACAGGAAATTTTAGAAAGGTTTACGAACCCTAATGACAGACTTAATAGATACAGTACAGTTATCAGAAATTGATGACGAACTTATAGAATTATTTGATATTACTTTGCCCGGGTATTCTTCTACGTCTGGTGCGGGAAAATATTATCTTACTAATAGTGAAACAGACCAAAATAATGATGGTAATACAGATATTGTTTTCAATGGAACTACTTACTTAGCAATTCCAATTCAAATAACCGGAATTGAATTTAACTCTTCTGGGGCCTATGCTCGACCTAGTCTTGCGATTGCAAACATACCTAATCTTACAAAAACTTTAGATACAAATAATGAAGCAGTTTTGCAAGATTTAAGAGTAGCGGGTACGGCAGGAGTCGATGCGTTTGAAAGAAATGACGAGCTAATTGGTACTAAGATAGTCTACAGAAAAACTTTAAAAAGTAAACTGAGTACTGGTGAAGAGTTTCCCTCTCAAACTTATTATATAGATAGAGTTGCTTCCGAAAATAATATTGTTGTAACTTTTGAATTAGCTTCTCCAATGGATATAGAAGGTGCTCAAATTCCATCAAGAATGGTAATTGGTAGGTATTGTTCTTGGCAGTATCAAGGAAGAGCAGACGGTCTTGGAGGAGGATGTACTTATGCAAATGATTCTACACAAACGAAATTGTATGATATAGAGAATACAGATTTGGGAACTCCTGCTTCTATAACTGCTTGGAGTAGCCAAGGATACTCACAGGGCGCTATTCGTAAAACAACGACTAATGGCAAACTAGAAGTATGGGAAGCTCTCTTTACGCATACTTCTGCAAAAGATCCTAGATATTATAGAAAGTATTGGAAACGTATAGATCTTTGCCAAAAAACATTGGCAGCTTGTAAACTTCGATTCCAAGGAGATGGAGCTTCAGCAAACCAAGCTGTGCCATTACCTTTTGGAGGATTCCCCGGATCGAAGAAGTACAGATGATTGAAGAGATAGAAAAACATTTTGAAAAAGAGTATCCACGCGAAGGCTGTGGAGTAATTGGAATAGTTAAAGGAAAGAAGAAATGGTTTCCTTGCACGAATACTGCTTCTACAAATGAAAATTTTGTTATGTCTTCTTTAGAGTACTTAGATATTAAAAGAAAAGCAGATATATTTGCAATTGTACATAGTCATCCAGACGCTACAAATGAGCCTTCTCAACACGATATAGACTGTTGCAATGCTCTCGGAATTCCCTATTATATATTTAGTTATCCAGAAATGGAATTAAATATTATAGAACCAAAAACAAAAGCTTATCCTCTTATTGGTAGAGAATACCAGTTTGGAAAACTAGACTGCTTCGAAGCAATGAGAGATTGGCTTGCAAAAGAAAATATTCATATTCCACCTCGAGAACCTTTTGAAGATGATTGGTGGATTAGAGGGTTGGACTATTTTACAGAAGAAAATATTAAAAACTGGAACCATAAAAAAGTAAACACTTTAGAGAAAAATGATGTGTTAATTTTTACAATAAGAAATAAAGTTGCAAATCATTGTGGAGTGTACCTGGGTAATGACATTTTCTTTCATCATGCAGAAAATAGAATCTCTTGTAGAGAAAATTTATATCCTTTTTGGGCGGAGAATTTAACAGGAATTTATAGATATGTTGCGTAAAGTATATTTAGAAGGAGAAATTGCAGAAAAATTCGGTTCTGAGTTTTCTATGGATGTTTCTACCTTTAAGGAAGCAGTCTCATGCTTTGAAACAAATCTAGAAGGTTTTAGAGATTACATGCTTGAGTGTCATGAAAAAGGAATCGGATTTACTTGCGCAGTAGAAGGAAAGCCTCTAGAAATGGAAGAAGAGCTCTTTCTAAAACAAAATGAAGGTAGTTTTACTATTGTTGCTATTCCAGCAGGATCAAAATCAGCTTTAGGTAAAATTTTTGCAGCAATCGCCATTATAGCAGTTGTTTACTTTACAGGAGGATTTGCTGCCGGAGGCTGGGCAATGGCGGCAGGTGGAGGATTAAGTCTTGCTGGGTCAATGGTAGTTGGATTAGCTATAAACTTAGCAATTGCAGGTATTCAACAATTAATGGCCCCGGATCCATCAACTGATGGGATACAACAAGACGAAAGCTACCTATTTCAAGGTTCAGGACAAACAATTTTAGAAGGAGACCCCGTTCCCATTTTGTATGGACAACTAAGAATACCGGGTCGCCCTATATCTTTCGAAATTAAAAACTCTGAGAGACAGTTTGTTGATTTTGTAGAGCCTAGTGAAGATTGGACTCCTCCTCAAAATAATGGCGACGGCGGAGGCGGCGGAGGCGGAGGCGGACCATCCCCTAATGATGATAAATTATCAAGTCCAGAGTTTGATTAAGGAATAATTATAAATGGCAAATACAACCAACTTAACAGGATCTAGTAAACAGTACATTGGTGTTGTTGATATGCTTTGTGAAGGCCCTATTTATGGCCTTGAAAAAGGTATGAATGATGTTTACATTAATGATGTTCCTTTTGAAAATGCAACTCTAGTAGGAAGTCTTACAGATTCAGGAAGTGCTCTTTCTCTTACTTTAACTCCTACTTCCTCTACTGCAATGACAGTAACTAATGGTACAATACAAGAAACAGATGTAGGTAAAATTGCTCATATAGAAGTAGAGACATCTAGTGTTTCATCTATAACTCAAGCAGCTAGTGGTAGTTATGTGCCTGTTACGGTAACTACAATTACTCCTTCAACTACTCTAAATAGTAATTGGCAGAACTATGAATTAGATAAATACTATACCATAGTTAGAAATACCGTTACTGGTAGAAAATATGGTGGATATAGTTATTGGAATAGTAGTACTAATACAATCACAATGTACAGTCTTCCTATACGACGGGGTTTTGGATCCGCAGCAAATTGGGAGTTAGTTCTCTTTCAAGCCGCAAAAATAGCAACATATGTTTCCGATACTTCTTTTACTTTAGTAGATGCTTTACATAACTATAGTAATTTAACAAATGCTAATTTTACTGTTTCGGCTTCAATAACAACAACTCCTGATAATCCCGATCCAAATGCTTCAACATCGAAAGTAGAGGGTTCAACTTTACAATTTAGACAAGGATTATTAGAGCAGTCTCCAATCTCACAAGTGCATGGAGTCTCTGGAGGGGTTACAAAAACAGGCAATACTACTGTTGTATCTTTAAAGCAATTTAGTAATTCCACGGAATTAAATAACTACAAATCTGGCAGCCCTTATTCTGGTATAAGCACTTTTGGTTATCCTACGGGGCAGTCTTATGTTCAAAATTCTGGAGCTCAACAATTATTTAATTCTTCTGCTTTTGGAGCCTCTGCTCCTTCACAAGTTAATGAAATAAATGTTCGAATAAATTATAATTCTCTTATTCTCTATAATACTGAAAATGGAGATAAAGAAGATGCATATGCAATATATGTTTTTGAAGTAAGAACAAAAATAAATAATACATGGAGTCCTTTCAGAAAATTATTTAGCCAGTATGGTACTTTTATTGTACATCGTGGAAGAACAACAGCACCAGTCTCCTTCGATCATACAATAGGACTGGATAGGTTTAAGCCTTTTGACGATTTTGAACTTAGACTGACTCGATTAACTCGTGATGCGGGACTCCCTGTAAGGGCAGATGGTTCAAATGGTGGAGAAACTGATGTTGATAAATGGAATCTTCAAGCTACTGCTTCTACTGGAGGCGCTAATCTAAGTTCCACTATTCAAGATAGTTTTATTTATCCACATACTGCAATTGCTGCAATTAGTTTTTCTTCTAAAACCTATAATCAATTACCAAGTCGAAGTTACTTACTTAAAGGGTTAATGGTTGAGATTCCTACAGCTTATACTCCTCGAGAATACTCATCTACAGGGGTTGCTGAATATGACTCTTGGTGGGATGGAACTTTTAAAACAGAACTTTATTATACTGATAATCCTGCGTGGGTATTTTATGACATTGTTACTAATGCTAGATATGGGGCAGGCAACTGGCTAGAAGAATATAACATAGATAAGTTTGCCTTATATAGAATTGCAAAATATTGTGATGAACTTGTTGACGATGGAAATGGAGGAACTGAGCCCCGTTTTCGAGCAAACATATATCTTGCAAAAGCAACAGATGTTTATAAAGTTCTTAAAGATTTTGCAAGTTTATTTACCGGAATGCTTTATTGGTTGGATGGCAAACTTTCTCCTATACAAGATGTACCCGGAGAGCCTGTTTATACTTTTTCCAAAGCAAACGTTATAGATGGAAAATTCAACTATGAAAGTACAGGTAGAAAAACTCGAAGCAACCAAGTAGTAGTTACTTGGAATGACCCTACTCGTAACTATGAGCCAGTAAATCTAATTGTAGAAGATAGGGAAGATATAGTTGCACAAAGAAAAATTATATCTCAAAAGGCTGTCGCATTTGGAGCAACTTCTGAAGGTCAGGCTATTCGATATGGACGATGGAAACTTTGGACTGCTCAGAATCAAAAAGAAGTTGTAAGTTTTCAAACAGGTCTACAAGGCGCATATATTCGTCCCGGGGATATTATAAATGTACAAGACCGAGACCGATACGGAATAGATTTTAGCGGTAAAATAGTAGACATTACAGTAGATAATAGACTACTATTAGACAGAGCCATAACAAATATAACAGATTCAGATGGACTAGCTATTACTTATGAATTAAGCACTCTTGTTACTAGCTATGCTGCTTTTTATGCTGGGTTAAATCCTCTTACTTTAGACGGCAAAACTTATCAAAGAGGCGATCGAATAACAGCTCGAGTATACCTTGATACAGACGGTGATGGAGTGGGCACAACTCTCGCTTTAGGTACTGTAAATAGTGAAGAAAAAGCTTCAAATGCTTTTGCCGATTCTTCAGGAACTCCTCTTCCTTTAGATTGGAAGCCTTATAGTTATGTTGTTACAAAAGATGTCACTTTAAATACTAGTGATGGAATTACTGCTGTAAGTATGGCATCTGGGGAATCTTGGTATTCATCAGCAGAACTTCCTGCAGAGGGAACTATATTTGCTCTTGTTGCAAAAAATTCAAATGATGTAGGTATATTAGGATCTTCAAAACAATATAGGGTATTAGGAATCTCTTTTGAAGATTCTAAAAATATTTATGGTATTTCTGCTGTAGAGCATTATAACTCAAAGTATGATGCTGTAGATAAAGACTATGCACTTGGAGTGATTCCTGATAATACTTACGCGGATATTGAAGATCCTGATGCAAATGTTCCGGCTCCTGGTAATATATATGTAGTTAGTGAAACTGATTCTTCCAAGCCCGGAGATGAACTTAGAATAGAGTGGGATATTCCTCAAGAAACTTACACAGACGGAAATGGAGATACACGAGAGCGAGAATATCAATTTTTAGATTCTTATGAAATTTATCATACAGTTCCTGATTTAGATAATCCTCTTTTTACTACAAAAAACTCTTATCGTTTCGAAGGGTTAGCTGATGGTATTTACATCTTTAGAGTGCGTACTCGTTCAAATAAAGGAAACTACTCAGACTATGTATCTGTAACTTATGACGTAAATGATCCTTTCGGTACAAATGTACGTAGAGTGGTTGGTGGTCTTCCAAAAGGTATAATTGCAAACTCTACTGCATACAATGTACATAATTCAGAAATTGTCGATGAAGAAGATAGGTATAAACTTATATGGAAAAGAGATACTGCCGCTAGAGGCTTTTCTATTGCTAATTCTATGTTTGGTGGTACTACTGGTATCGCTACAAATTTACAGAGTGTAGGGTTATTTGGCTTAGCAGTATCTGGACCTTTAGTATATGTTGCAAATAATGCGGGAACTTCAACCGATAGACCCGATGGGTGGACCGGAGACTCTGAATGGCACTATCTACACTATGATGGCAGCACTAGCTTAAGCTATTGGAATACTAGAACATTAGACAATGTTCCTTTTTATCATAAAATTAATACAAACGGTTTTGGTTGGAGAGGAAGCGAACAGAGTTGGACTACATTATTCGGCGGAGGTTATACAGCCGCAAGCGTAGCTGCTGGATCTAATCGCTTAGTTGCAACTGCAAATGGAGACTTTTTATCTGATTTAAGAATTCGAGATATTGTACACTTTGACGGAAAAGCACAAAGTTTCGAAATGTACAAAGTGGAACAGCTATCGGACTATAATTCTGAAGGTGTAGTATCCGTAAGACTACGAGAATGGGAGAATGTAGGAGTAGCTACTGACCCTGACTGGCTTGATGGAGATATTGTTACTTTTGAAAGAGTTAGTGGGGCTACAAATGTAAATGGGCAGTATTATTATGTAAAACAGACTGGTTCAGTCGAAAGATATCAACTTTATCATGATGCTGCTTTAACAGATCCACTGATTACATCAGAGCTAGGAGGAACTTATACCCTTCTAACAGGTTTCGTTACGCGTGCAAAAGTCAAAGCAGCAAAAGTAATTGCTGTAATTGACGATAGCACCGCAATTTTAGATAGAAGTTTTAGTGAAGCAATTTCTGTAAGTAGACTTTATAAATTAAACTATCGTCCAGACTACAATGATGATGCTGTGTTTGGTCGTGTAAAATGGAATGGGTATAATAATACGGATGATGTTCATACTTTTATTGTAGATAGTTTCATAGAGGTAAACGAAGGACTAAATGTAGGAGCTTTAGATGTTTTAGTACGACCAGATGTAGGCTCGATTTTATACAGCGAAAATGGAACAACTCAAGAAACTCAATTTACTAGCCCCCTCACTGTTACTCTTATCGCTTCTGGATTTAACAATCCCCAATTTAGAATTATAAAGGTTGAAGGCGCGGGATCTGCTCTCGACTTTGATATGGAGGATGACAATCTTGATATTCCTTTTGTGGGAAATAATGGAGCACTAGACTATACTGAAGATCTTTTCACAGCTACAGAAGCAAATGCGATTAGTTGGGAAGATGGTGTAGAAATAAAAATTACTGCAGAAGTAAGAGAATCAAATAACACCGGAGTCAATACAACTGGAGAAGGCTATATACTTAAAACCAGTTCTGGTGCTACCGGTATAGATGGAAAAACCGTAGAACTAAGAGCTGAAGACTATAGTATTATTTATGATGAGGCTGGAGCAAATCCTATTATTGGAGGAAATGGGGATAGAGTTCTAACTTTTACTGCTACTGCAAGAAATTATGATGATCCTCAATTTAAGTTCATATTTAATGGTCAAAATCTTTCCGATACTACAGCTTTTACATTAGCGGGAGACCCCGGATATGATAATACTACTCCGGGAGCAACATACGTTTGGGGAACCACTAAGGAAGTAGATGTTGAAGACGGTATTGTTGCTACAGCAACCGTTACAGTTCCAACAACATATGAGGGGAATTGGGGAGATAATAAAAATCAAAAAACTTTCCTTGTAACTGTAGAAGCTCGTGAAGGTTCAACGGGGCCATTTACATCAACAGATGAAGTTACTATCATCGGTGTTCATGCCCTAAAAGGCGGTTATTGGGTAGCGATGAGTAATGCTTCAGGTAACTCTATTCCTACGGATTTTGACGGTGAAGTTGTAGGAACCGCTGATGCAAATGGATTCGTTACTGTACTGGATACTGGAACAACTATTGAAGTCGGAAAAGGTGCCGAAATTCTAGAGCTTACTAATTTAAGTACAGCTACTTGGGATGCTGCAGCTCCTTCAAGTAAGTTAGGTTATTACAATATAAGCACTAATGTAGTGCCTTCAAGCTCTGCACTTCAAGTAGGTGCTCAAACTGGTGGAGATGAAAATAGCGACTATATTGTTACTTATGCCGATCATAAATTTTCTAAAACTGGCTGGACACAAGAAACAGCAGGTATTCAGTATATAATTGATATAGAGGATACAGGGTCTGACAATGCTATTCGAATTACTCAGCCGTTTACAAAATCAAAGCAAGGATTTGGAGGAGCTCGATTAGTACTAAGTAACCCTTCACAAGAAGTTTCTTCAAATGCTTCATTAATTCCACAGAGTTTTGCTGGTACAAGTACTACTGTTAATTGTTTCTTAACCGGATTTAATTTGCCTTACTACGCTTCCGGAGCAACTATTCCTTCCAATGTTAATGCTTTTTGGAGATTAAAGACTATAAATCCAACAAATGTAACAGCGGACAGTAATCCTACTTATCCTTCTAATGGAAGTACTGCCGCAGTTTCTTTTGGAAATATTACAGCATTTCCAAAAACAGCCTCTAAAGGTAGTATTGAGTTTACTGCAGGATTATTTATTCGTGGAGGAGATGGTGGATTTGTAGAAGAAGAGCTTGAAGTTACTCAACAGTTTACTAAAAATACTTCCGGAGCATATGTTAGTATTTTTGCAACTCCTTCTCATTATGTTTACGATCAAGATACTACTACTCAAAGCCCTGCAACTAATCATACTTTTAGTTTAAGGGGTTTTATAGGAGATGAAGCAACTTGGAAATATGAAATTACAGGAGGTGCTCTAAGTAGTCCTCTAACAGGTACTGCAGGGGGCTCAGGAAGTAGGGTTGTAACAGCAATTAGTGTTCCTAATACTTCTAATTTACCTTATTATGATTCAAACAATGATGTAAACGAGTATACTTATACAGTAAAGTTATATGATTCTCAAGATACTAATAATGACACTGTTCTAGCAGAGGATGCTGTAACAATTTCATTAAGTAGAAGCACCCCAGATAGTCTTGTTATAGATTTAACAAATGACTATGACGCAGTTGTGGTTCCTCGTCTTGCACAGGGAGAAGGTTCTTCAGAATTAGCTGTAACAGTATCTACAACTGCAAATATATATAAAGATGGAGTCTTGGAAGATCCTGATGACTGGAACTTTTCTGTATCTCAAAGCACAACTCTTATAGGAGGAACCACTTCTACTAGTACTGCTACACTAGCATTTGATTCTACAAACACAAATCAACTAAATATTACAAATTTAGGTAGCGACCAATTTCTTAGAAGTGCAATTACAATCTCTGCGACCCATAAAACTAATGCTGCTTATGCTACTCAAAATGCCATTTTTGTTCTTCAAAGACTCTTTGGAGGTGTTCAACTTAAAATTATTCCAAGTGTCGATGTTGTAACTTATGACCCCGATTCAGATACTTATGGCCCCTCTACTGGTACTGTTACATTTGCTGTTAATAGAATAACGGAAAATGGAGAAGAAGCAAGTGTAACAAATTATTACTATGAGCTAGATGGAGGAACTCGAACGCTTGCAAGTACGACTGCTCCTTCAAAAGATTTTACATCTAGTGCTCCTGACCCTGTAGTTGCAGACTCTACAACTCTTAAAGTATTTACTGATAGTACTAGTACTACTGTTATGGATACTTCTACTGTACCCTTAATGCTACAAGGAGTTCAAGGTATTGATGGTGTTGCGCTTTCTCTAACTGCAGAACCTGTAAGTTTTGACTATGATGGAAGTGCCTATGATCCGACTAGTACTTCTACTATTTCTTTAAATGTAAACGGTGCTACTGCTACTGGAGCAAGTTGGACTTTAAACAACTCAAATGCTGGTTTAAATTCTTCTATAGGAATTGGAGATAAAACTCTTACTTTTATTAATAATCTAACAGAGGCTGCAGCAAAAGCTTCTGTAACAGTAAGTGTTACAGTAACGGGCACAACTTCAGATGGAACAACCGGGGTTAATTTAGGCACCGCTACTGTAAAAGTCCCTACAACTATTCAGGGTTCAGTAGGTGTAGATGGTAACCCCGGTCCTCGATCTGTTTTTGCGTATATTTATTATCAAAGTAGCTCTACTTCTGCGCCAACTATTCCAGCTTTAAGTACCTTTACTCCTAATTTTACAGATGGAAGTGTAGCCAGCAGTGATGGTAATTGGAGTACAAACAGTCCTACTTTTGTTGCCGGAAATACGAATAAGTACTGGTATTTTACATTTACGGCGACAGAAAGTGGAACATATAATAATGGCTATCCAAGTGTTACTAAAAATTCTAGTCCTTCCGCAGGCTCTGGAGCAATACAAGGAATTGGGTTTACTGGATTAGTAACTTTTTCAAGTACAAATAATATTGATGGATTTAATCCTATAGAATGGATTAATGATAATGGAGCAACTACAGGTACAAGTAATACTACCACTATTGATGGCGGATTAATTAGAACAAATACAATTATTGCTTCAAAACTTAACTTTACTCCCGTTACTTCTGTTGCAGGTGTGACTGGTTCGAGTATTTCTACAGCACAATTAAGTAGTGCAGGATTATCTCTTACTCAGGACTTAGGAAGCTTAGCAAGTCAAAACACTGTTGATTTAGTAAATGATATATCAGGAAACTTACCTACTACAAGCGGTGGAACAGGAAATAGCTATAGTAATCTTACGGCTTTAGCAAATGGAATAGCTGCGACTACTGCGTTCGGAGATTTAGCTTCTCTAGACAGTATTTCGGCTACTAGTAGCTACATTACGGGTCTTGGAGATTTAGCGACTCAAAATGAAGCAAATCTAGATTTTATAGGTCTCTCCTCTACAGTTGTACAAGCAGGAAAGATTACTCTTGGCACATCTGGCGTTCTTTTTGACAATGCAGATAGTAGTCACACTGTTGTTGAAAATGCAATTATATTAGATACTTCAGGAAGTGCGAATGCAATTTATATCTATGACGGTAGCGTTTTAAGAGTTAAACTAGGAAAGCTATAACCAGCAAAAAAATAAAACTTGACATAAAATGTCCCCTTTGTTATAATTTCATCATGGAGAGATTTAAATGAGCGCAGGAAGTTACAACTTATTCATTGACCAAGGATCCGACTATGCCCTTCAGCTTACTGTAAAGGAAGACGGATCCATTAAAAACTTGTCGGGCTACTCTGCTCGGGCTCAAATGCGTTCAACAAAAACTGCCGCCGATATAACGGCTACTTTTACCTGCACTGTTACTAACCCTACAGGGGGAGTATTAAAAATGCAACTGTCAAATACTGTAACAGAAGGCATTGCAGCAGGATTATATTATTATGATTTAGAACTTTATACTTCCGGGGCAAATCCAATAGTTTATAGACTTATGGAAGGCCAAGCAACTGTTTCTCAGGAAGTTACGCGATAATGTCTACTACAATAACAGTTGCTCCGTATATCACGGAAGTAGAAGTATCTCAGGAAGTTACGGTAGTAGAAGCTGCCCTAATTCTTCCTGATGTAAGTGCGGATCAAATAGCTGTAACGCCTTACAATACTATTACATCAACAAATTTGCAAACAGCTTTGGAACAGCTTGCAGACCAAAGTTTTCGTGGTAGTATTACCCCAACTACAAATGTAGAAGAGGGCGATACTTGGTACGATACTTTAAATGATATTTTTTACGTTTACCGGACAATCAATGGTACTTTAGATTGGTACCCCCTACTTGCAACCCAAGTAGATAGTCGATTAGACGGAGGGGCCTTTTAAGGCTGCTGGAGACCATTTAAATGGCCACTACTCAAACTATTCAAATTAAGCGCAGTTCCACCACAGCCGCTCCGTCTTCAAGCCTTGCGGCAGGTGAACTTGCATATTCAAGTAATTCAGATAAACTTTTTATCGGGCATCCCGACGGAACTACTGGCAATATTGTAATTGCATCTACCGCGCCTCTTACAGTTGGAGGAGACTCAGGCACTGATGTAACTATTAATATTCAGGATCTTCTTGATATTGTTGGTGATACTGGTATTACTACCACTATTGCTAAAGCCGGAACAACAGCTACTCTTAATATAGATCTTGACGATACTGCTGTAACTCCTGGCTCGTATGGCTCTACTACTGCTATTCCTACTTTTACAGTTGACCAACAAGGTCGATTAACCGCAGCGGGCTCAGTAGCAATTTCTACAACTCTTACAATTCAGAGCGATGATGCTGTAGATAATGGAGTAGACCTCACTTTAGATAAACTAAAACTTCTTGGTGGAGAAGGAATAGTAACTAGTAACGTAGGTGATGATGTAACTTTTACACTATCTCTTAATGAAGTTACTGATACTGCAATTGATGTAGCGAATGATAGTTTTGTATTTATCGATTCGGATGACAGTAATAACAATAAAAAAGAAGCTGTAGCAGATTTAATTACTGCAATCGCTGGAGACGGTCTTGGAGCAACTAGCGGCGTTCTTGCAGTAAATGTAGATAACTCTTCAATTGAAACTAATGCTGATACTCTAAGAATTAAAGCTCTAGGCGTTACAAATGCAATGCTCGTAAATGATTCTGTAACAGTTGGCTCTACAGAAATTGACCTAGGTACAACTGCTGCAAGTCTTGACGGGTTGAATACTCTACACGGTATTGATGGCTCTGGTACAGACGTAGCAGGTACAGATCTTACCTTCCAAGCCGGTGCAGGTACAGGTTCTGGGGCAGGTGGTTCAATTATTTTCCAAACTGCTGATGGCACAACGAGCGGAACTGGTGTAAACTCTTTCTCTTCTGTGATGACTATTGCAGATGATGGTGCAGTTACAATTGCGGGCGACCTTACTGTAAATGGTACAACTACTACAGTAAATTCAAACACTGTTGAGATTGGAGATAATATTATTCTTCTCAATCGTGATGAAACTGGTACTCCTTCTCAGAATGCAGGTATTGAAATTGAGCGAGGCACAGCAACAAATGTTTACTTGCGTTGGAATGAGACTTCTGACATTTGGCAAGTATTTGAGCCCGATCCCAATAATAGCAATACTTTGACTACTGCTAACTTGTTGACAACTGTCAACTTCCAGACTCAGATTACGGTACTCGACGGCGGAACATTCTAAACAATATAATCCTTCGCGTATATACGCAGTTTAAAGAGGAAGCCAAATGGCACAGACGATTAAACTAAAGCGCTCGGCTACTTCGGGCGCTACACCTACTACATCCAATTTAGCACTTGGCGAAGTTGCAATTAACACCTATGATGGTAAAATGTACATCAAAAAGGCTGTTAACGGTATTGAGTCTATTGTAGAAATTGGTGGTGGTGGTGTAGGTGGAAATACAGTTTCTTATCTAGAAGCTGGAATGATTGAGTATGAATATACTGCAACTTCCAATCAAACTACTTTTTCTGGCTCTGACAATAATTCTGCTACTCTTTCTTACACCGCGGGCTCTATACTTGTATTTCTCAATGGAGTATTTCAAGATGACGGAGTTGACTATACTGCAACAAACGGCACTTCGGTAGTATTTACAAACTCACTTACCGCAAATGATGAAGTACGAATAGCTGCATTTACAAATGTAACAACTAGCGGCAGCTTACAAGATCCTACAAAACTTGATGCAATTACTACTGTAAATGCTCAGGCTGCATATAGTCTTACTTTAAATTCGTCTGCGTATACTCCTTCTTCTCAAAATGCTCTTATAGTATCTCTCAACGGCATAACCCAGGAGCCTGGCGACTCTTTTACAATTTCTGGCTCTACAATTACATTCAGTCCCGCACTTGTAACAGGCGACGTGGTCGACTATATCGTAGATATGGGTCGAGCCGTTACAATTGGTGAGTATAGCGGAGATTTAGCAGTTGGCGGAAACTTAACCGTTGGCGGGGAATCCACATTTTCAGGCGATATTA